AATGAAAAATCTTTATTATTAGTATTATACCCATTAACTAACAATGTTATAGGATCGCCATCCATACCTGATGTACTCCAAAAATTTTCTCTTTCATTAAAATTTAAAGTACTACTAAATCTTAAACCTGCTCCCCATCTAGAATGTATTATATTATCTCCTTCAAATGGTAAAATATTTCTAGTTATTCTTTCTTGAATTTTATCTCCTAAAATAACATCTCCATCTTTAGTTATATTATATATAGCTTGAGAATTATGGTTTTGGTTATTATATAAATTAATAGGATTTAAATAGTATGTTTGCTTTTGACCACTAATTTCAGAAGAATCTCTTGAAGGTCCTTCAACTAATAAAATTAATTCACCAATAAAAGGGATAAAAGTGTTAGAAAAAGATAATGATTTAGCTGGAGAATAACCAGTTAAAGAACTTATATTAGTGATTGTTTTTGGGGCAGGGAATTTTTCATTTAAACCTACATAGTAAGCATCTCCAATACTTGACCAATCTTTAAATCCTACAGAATTACTATCTATAACAACATGGAATACTTTCCCAATATTATCAGATTGTACCCCTGAATAATTCCCTAAATTTGGATTTATAAAAGTAGATTGATTATTCCTTACTATCATTTATTGGGAGGGGTTTATCTATTTCAGTACCAATTTTTTGAACTTCACCTCGTATTTGATCTAACTCAGCTTCACTTAAAAAGTCATCAGTACCATTTCCACTATTATTCATAGCGCGTTGTACAATACCTGCCATTTTTATTAATGAGTCATCATTTTTAACAGATACGTCAAGATATTCTTTAATTAATGGAACAACCATTAAAGCCGATTGAGTATCGGTTACAAGTGGTTTTAATCCCGAAATTAAGTCTTTTATTTGTTTTTCTTTTTCTCGAGAATTATCGTAGATATTTTTTAATAAGTCGGAAAAAGATTTTTGACCGAATATTTTTTGTTCAAAATCCATAATATTTATTTATTATAAATATATTTTTTTAGATTTTTACAAATCCTGTTTCGTAATATTCATTATATAAACTATAATATACTTTCTTTAATACTTTTATTACTTTAGTTATTTGGAAAGTATCAACATCTATCATTTCACGAATGTAAATATAAATAGCTTTTTTATTGAATATCTCTAAATTTTCACGTTTACGAAATAATTCTAAAATTACATCTGCTGTTTTCTGATCTTGGATTCTTGGGAAATATCTTTCAAGATGGATATCCATATAACGAACAAAATATGAAATAAAATCATTCAAATCTGCGTCATTATTCGATTTACGGACTAAATCTTCAACTATAATCTTATCTTCATCTACTTCTTCTAAAGTACCTTTACCTTTAATTTTCTTATAATTTTTCTCATTATAAATAATTAGATAACGTTTAGCAATAGTTCCAAAATAAGAATAAGCTTTACCTTTAGATTGATCATATAAGTGAAGTTTTTCTAAAAGAAACGCTACTACTTCATGTTTTAACTCATTTATAGTATCAACATCAGTATAGTAAAACTTAAATGTATGAATGATATTTTCTGCTAATTTATGAAAAGCATAATCGATACGTTGATCAAATATATGATTGCGATTATCTTGGTCTTTAGAGGCTAAATATTCTACTATTGCTTCTTCAGTATCTGAAGTAAAATATAGAATTGATTTTTTAGGTTTACGTTTACGTATTGTTCCTTTTTTAGTTAAAAGTACCTCTTCTTCTAGAGGGGATATTAAATCCATATTAATTATTTCGAGTTTTAAAAGAATTCAATTGAGTTTGAATTTCTTGTAATGTCTCAAAGAAAAAACCAATATCATCATCTGCTTTAAATGCTTGCGCAACTTCAGACTCCCCTATTTTTTTATTTGATAATTCTATAAGTTCAGAAATATTAGTAATATATTGATTTTGTTGATCAACTATTTTTTCTAATCGTTCCATTTTCCAAAACATATTAATAGCCGCATAACATGACGCAACTAATAAGGTAATAGTAATATATATTATTAATTCCATATTATTCAAAGAAATTACTCATTATATCTTTTAGATTTGAATTTTCTGGTATTGATATTTGAGTTTGTTGTTTATATTTTTGATTTGAAGTAGCCGGTTTTGGGGTTTCAACGGGAGTTCCATTTAATTTATCTAACCATTCACGTTCAAATTCAACACGTGCTGCTAATAAATCAGCCTGGTGGATAATAAATGGTAATGATGTACGTAATTTAGTTTCTGGACCCCATGATAATAAATAAGGCTTATTAGATTCATCATATAAACCATCATGTAATTTAATAGCTAACCATTCATTTTTAGAAACCTCTATACCTAATTGTGATAATAACCACAATCCACGATCTGGAACGGTCATATAATCCATTTGAGTATTAAAAGTATAAATTTCACCTCTATTCTTTACATGCCAATCTGAGGGATTAGGTAAAACAGCTTCATGTTCGAATGTACCAAATTTACCCAAATCATGATTTAAAGCAGAAAATACTACCTCTTCAGTAGTATATGTAGATTTAACATCAAATTTTCTCCAAACTAAATCTATCTCCAAACTAGCTGATACCACACGATTAACATGTTCAATGTACCCTCCAGGGAAACAGTTATGGTATTGCGGTTTATGCGATGCAGGTAATAATATAAAACGTTCTTCATACTTATTGTAAAATTCTAATAATCGTTGTTTACGATCACCAGTAATATATTGTTTAATATAACCTAAAAATTGTTGCCAGTTTTCTAGCAACTGTTCTTCATTCAATATCATAACCTATTTTTATTTAAACGTATGTAGAAAACTCATCATGCTCTAAAGAAATAGTTGAGCGTAAATCCTCAATTTTTTCCTTCATATCACTTAGTGTTTGTAGTAACGAGTCAGAACTCTCACCTCGTGAAAGTTGAAAATCCAATGTACGATTTAGATTCTCTAATTGATTTATCTTATTTAAAACTTGATCCTTATATCTCATATTTTAATACATTTATACGTATATACGCGTTTGGTGTGATGTTTGGTCAACGTTTGCAAACGTTTGCACGTTTTGCGCTCATTTTTCAATCGTTTGGATTTTAAACAACCAAACATTTGAATATACGCGAGACACCCTCAACGCCAAATTACTTTTTGGATTTTTTTAGTGATTTTTTAGATTCATTAATCATCTCTTGTAAATCTATCTCTTTAAATTGGAAATTAAAATAATTTTTATTTTCAGCATTTTTTAGGATTTCATTCTCTGTCGGATCATCCGTAATAAAAAATGTAAACTCAGCCTTTCCAGGTAGAGCGTCTAATAGATGGGTAGAATCAATTTCATAATCCAAACCATTATCTTTAAATAAAGTGTTTACTCCGTTAATAAAAGCTGCTTTATTAGCATCTTTAAATAGATATGTTGCCATATTAAAATTTTTATGTTTAATAATAAATATATAAGTTAATAATTTACGTGAGATCCTCGTTAGGAATACCCAATACTTTAAAAATCACATCACGTGCGACTATAAAGTTTACCGCAAAACCTTCGCGATTATCCTCAACTCTATAATCTGAAAGTAAATCGTGAATTTCTTGTTCTGCTAAATAAGGTTCCTGAGTAAACCAAAAATCGCGTACTTGCCACGGTGTTATAACACCGGTAGCTTTATTAATCTCATTTAAACGTTCGGCTACCGAACGTTCGGTAAACCCAATTTTAAAAATACCGGGTATCGATGTATTTTGTAAAACATAAATGTGGCCCGTTGAAGTGGGTGACTTTTTAGATCCATATTTTCGTTTAAAATAGCGCACATTCCATGCATTATTATCGATTCCGATGAAGTCGTACGCTTGAGCTGTTCTAACGCTGTCTCGCACTTGTCGATCGCTCATCTCGTAAAATTCTGATGTGTCCTTACCTGTTATATTTTCCATTTTAAATTAATTATCTATCAAATATAATTAGGAAATTCGTATATACAATTGGGTTTATCAAAAATTTTGTAGAGGTTAAAATTACGGATCCCGTATTTTAAATGTAAAAGGGTTATTTTGGAATTCGTATATACGAGGCGCGGGGTGTAAAATCGTACGCGTGTTGAGGGTGCGTGGGCGCGGATCCAGACCCACCACGCGCCGTACGGGGACCGCGGCCACCGTGGGAGCAATCCGCGAGTGAGTCGCTACCGGGCCGCTATCGTCCGTCTCTTTTAAGATTTTTTTCACACCGCGTATATTTTTGTGAGACACGGGAAGCCGCGCGTCTTTTTGTGACATGCGGCTCCGTGCGGAAGAGAATATAGAATTATTGGATTATCGAACTTTTGTGTAATACGTCACATTTCCATTTACATCCATATGAAACGCGTGAACGTGGGATTCAATTTGATATTTGGCCACCCGATGGAATGAGCTGAATT